GATGAGGGTGGAAATTTGTTGGATGATTGGGATATGGTTGATATGTTAGGATTAGATAATGAATATAAAAATATGGTTGAAAAAGCTATAGAACAATTGAAATAAAGGAGTTATGAACATTGCAGTAATGGATTTATTATTTTTAACAATTCTTACTTCGGTATGGATATGGGGGGTAGTATTATGAAAAAAAGAAAAACTTACTCCTTTTTATTTAGATAAACAGATAAAAATGGTATTAGAAAATTTTACTTACGAGGAAGTGAGATCCGGTCTGGAATCTTTTAGTTTTGAAGAATGGTGGGATGTTAAAGAGTCTCTACATGCAAAAATACCTTCAATGGATTTGGATAAATTAAGTTTATATGATTTTAAACAAGTAACTTATCGTATGTATGGTGTTGTACCCGAGTACGATTACTTAGAAACGGTACATTAAAAAAGGATTAATATGAGAAAAATAACATTACAAAGAGAAAGAGAAAATACATTTTTTGTGGAGTATAAGTTAAATGGAGGAATAGTTACCTATAATGGAAACACACAACAAATAAAAAAAGTATTAGATGAAGATATTGGAAAAAATAAATATATATTAAAATATGACAGCAAGTAGAAAGGATTTCAATGCCGGTTTAAAGAAAGCTAAGAACTGGGACGGTAAATCTAGAGTATCCAATGATGCCTATAGAGATAACTGGAACAGTATCTTTGGTAAAAAGGAAAACGATGAGTTAGCCGAGTCTTATGAACAAAGTAATTAACAAAAAGAAGGGAGAAAATATGAAGGAACTAGCAAAAACAAATAAGGAAAATATGACCATAACATTATATCCAGATTTTATGGGTTATAAAGAAAATGGTTATGAAGTAGATGTAGAAATGCAAGGCCATACTGCATGGGTAAATCATTTAATGAAAAAAATTTGGTACAAAGATAATTACAAACTTCAAGACGCATTTGATAAAAACTGGAGAGAATTAATGGAAAAGGGGGACTAATGAAAAAAAGAGGAAAAGTAATGCCACGGGCTAAGTATGCATCTATAGAAAATAGATTTTTAGATGTAAGATTTTCAGGACTTGAAGATGCTATAAATGCTCAGGATAATTCTAAATTAAAAGGTAAAAGAAAAAATAATAAAAGAATGATTACTTTCAATCTGTTTATGGTGCGACAAGTTTTGATATAAAAAAACAATAAGTCTGGGGGCACCTTTAAATTATAGAGAAGGTAGAGAACCTTATGATTTTAATGATACCTTAAATAACTATCAAGAAGACGCTTTATATACAGGTCATGCAACTTTACGTATGTACCGACATTATAGAGGTAAGAGACATTATTACTTGATAACTATAGAAGACATACCGGAACATGAGGAAATGGAAACACCATAAAGGAGAAATAAAATGTCAATAAAAAATAGAATAGTGTTTAAAGGTAAGTTGAAAGACTACCCTGGGGCTGAGGCATTGACAGGCAGCACGGCCACAGTAGGGTTGAACACGGACCATGGAAAGGTGTTACAATATGTAAGGCAAAAAGATTGTAACAATACGTTATATGGCTGGACAAGTCCCACAAACAAAGAATATTGCCTTGATTGTGTCTAATTTCTTATAGTTATTTTTCTGTCTATAAGGATTGTAACAAAACGCTGTTACAATAAACAGGCACCTATATTGCCTAAATTCCTTATTAATAGCGGTTTATTTATGATTGTGTTTAAATTAAGGCAACTTTTTATGTATAGACTTTTTTTGCCAGAAAAGTTTTTTTGTTTTTCAATTTCCAAAACGCTGTTACAATGGTTACAATCGGTTTTGAAACACTATTATTCGCTAATACCAACACTTATAGACGATAATTTTGTAACAAAACGCTGTTACAATGCTGTTACAGCTGTTACAAAATACTATTATTCGCTAATACCAACACTTCTAGCAAACCCGTACGCGAAAAAAAGTTTTTGATATTTTAAAAAAAAGTTGCCTAGAGAAAAAACCTATACGTGGTAAGATGAGTTATGAAAAAAAAGAGAATTAAAAATAGAAAAACTATCCCTTTGAATACTAAAAATCTAGGTGATGATATATCTGCATATCCATTTGTAGAAATTCAGTGGTTAGATATTGAGGGCGACGCTGGATGGAGTAGTACAAAAGATTTAAAAAGAGAACAATTACCTACATGTGTATCTAAAGGCTACTTACTAAGTCAAAGTAAAGGGGTTACTAGAATATTTACGGATTATATATTGCATAAAGATAAGCCTACATTTGAAACGATTGGTAACACTTGTATAATTCCAACAGCAGTTATACAATCTATAAGAAAGATTACTCTTTAATCTCTTCAACTTCGGCTTCGGCTTCAATTTCGACCACCTCTGCCGTACTATCAAAATAGGTTTGTAATTCTTTAAGGCTTGTTCTAACATTTTATCTAACTCTGATTCGTCAACATTATCTAAATTTTATGTAAATGTAAGCTAGTATTGTTTTGGAAACCACCGGCTTTACCTCTAGCTATTTCCATATTCCCCGCAGCACTCCAGGCCTTATTCTCTCGAGCTTCGTCTCTAATCTTGCCGAGCTCTGCTAAATGCTTCTCGTAGGTAATATCATACTTCTTTATCTTCTCTGCTCTGAGTCTTCCTATGTACTGAGCAACTAAAGGATAGAGTAAAGGGTTTTGTAACTTACTAGCGGACACATAAGCGGAGTTCTCTTCATACCCAGCTTCTATTGCACACTCAGTATTTGTTTTTCTTCCCTCTTCCGAGATAATTAAATTGGCAAACTTAATTTGTTTTTCTGTAAGTCTTTTTGGTAAACCCATGCTTGCAATATAATATATTTTTGGTATATATTCAAGCTACAATGGTTACAGGAAAGATGTTTAGAATGGCACTGGATAAGTTTTTTCAAGCTCCGGTTGCCCAAGAGGCAAGAGTTCAGATCTGTATGCCCGACGGTCAAATGTATGACATCAAAGATATTAAGTTGATGGAAAACAAACTGTTTGGAGTACGAGAGACTCATCGATTGGTCCTAACCACCTATAAATCCAAATGGAAAATGGGTGAAGTTATGAAGAAAATTGACTAGCTTTAATACACCTCACTTAGCTTAAAAAATGATTAAAGGTGAGACTAAATTTTGGCATGAAATTAAAGCGTTCAACATTAAAAATAATTGCGAATTATCATTTACACGCGTGGAAAATAGCGCTGCACTCGGGACTCCTGATCTATTGGTGTATAATAATTCTGGTCACTTTTTCACTATAGAATTGAAACTAATTTCAACTAAAAAAATTCGTTTCTCGCCACACCAAATTGGCTTCCATATCAAGCACCCGCACAATAGTTTCATCATGCAAAAGGCCCTCGGTCCTTTGTCCATAAAACTTTATGGGGGATCCCAGATAGAAGATTTAATATCCGGTTCACCCGAACCTCTGGCCGCGGGCCTCGAGTCAAGCTTTAAATTTCTACAAAAAGTTTAACGTCCTACAATATCCTATGTCCACGGTCAACGACCAAAGTGTCGCGGTCAGCGGACAGCGGTCAGCGGACAGAGAGGAGCATGTGGGCGGGACCCACCCTTATTTTTTTTTCCCACGTGGAACACGGCTTGTTGGCTTGTGGCCTGTGGTGCGTGCTTGTGGCCTGTGGTGCGTGCTTGTGGGCGGGACCCACCCCTATTTTTTATTCCCGCTTGAGGGCTGGAGGAATACTTCCAGCCCTCTTGTTCCTTGTTAGGAATTTTTTAAAACGTCTATAGAATTTTCAAATTCTTCACGATAGTGATCGTCCAGCCCGATAGAGTCATGGAAACCCCAAACACGTTTATCCGCGCCCCAATAGCCTTCAACCTGAGCGGTCTGTAAATTGATCCAAATGTTTGGGCCGCCGCCCGCAACCATAAGCCTAGCGGCTTTATAGTTATGATCTTGGGACGTGATCCATTCTACAGCGTAGACCTCGTACTCTTTGGAAAACTTAAGCATCCCCGCTAAAGAATCGGAATCACCATAATTTGAAATATCCTCGGCAATAGATTTTACCATCCCTTGAAGTTTTTCTTCGCAAGTTTCACTTTTTTGATTAAGCATTTTTTACCCCCTTTTTTAAATTGATTAAACTTTTTGATCGCTTCGGCTTTAGTGTAAAAATAATAAACTTGGGTTTCCAAGTATCCATTAATATTTTCACATATACGCCAAGCGCCTTCAGCATTTTTGTCTATAGTCATATTTTTACCCCCTTTTTATTTTTTTATTAAACTCATACCAACCGCTATCTTCTAAAAAATTAACGGCTTCATCTAAAGCGACTTTGAAATGTTTAGATCTGTATTCACTCGGACAATCTTCGTCCGCGTGACAAGCTAACCATCCAAGCAACTTACAGGCCTTATTCATATCTTTGGTTATTTTGATTTTCATATTTTTACCCCCTTTGTCAATGTTACTTGCCTAAAGATATAACCATTATCTAAAAGCTGCTGTTGTTTTATACAAAAATTTCTAGCCACTAATTTATTGACTATTTTTTTTGTCTGTCTGTCGTTGCCGTACCATTGCCAACCTTTGTTGTTGGCTAAAAAAGTCAGCAATTTTTTATAGTCTTTTTTTCATATATTCCTTTTTGTTAAGTGTTAAAATATATATAGGATATTAAGGGAGATAATACAAGATCCGCGGACAAAATAAAAAGAAATAAACTTCTTGACACCTCCTACAATATCCTTTACACTTGGACGGCGGTTGGGGATGGTGGTATATATTACAGAGGAGAGCGTGTGGGCGGGACCCACCCTTAGCCATGTGATATTTGCATGTAGCTACATCTTGTGTGTCAAGAAAAAAAATTTACTAGATGTAGAGGAGAGCTTGTGGGCGGGACCCACCCGTGGCTTGTGGTTTTTTGTGAGAGGTGCTTGTGGGCGGGACCCACCCGGGGGGGAAGCGCTTAAAAAAACTTGGGCTAGCCTTTATAAAAGCTGGTGTCTAATTAAGTTCGACCAATTTGAACACCCAAGTTTTTTGTGGACTCCATAGCGCCGTTATCTAATATCGGTCGGCAATACTTCAACTTAGAATCACGAAGTAAGGCTCAGCTATACTACCATCCACAGATTAGACTAGTACAATTTAGTTTTTCAACTTATATTTCCTAGCAACTAATCCCAGATTCGAGGCATGCTCCTAACTTAGTAGGGCGGACATAAAATGTCCTGTCAATCTCGAATCAGGGATTAGCCCCACTGAAGCCGTCCGGTCATAGTGGGTCTAATCCTACTTGCTTTTATTGGTGCAAGTCCCAAGAAGATTTATAGTTTTAAGAGCCGATAAATCCTCAAATGAGGGCTAAATATAGTTATAGGTTATTATAGGATAGTAATCAAGTACTATAGTGTCGCACCCCAGAGAAGAGCGTGTGGGCGGGACCCACCCATAAAAGAGGAAAGAGCGTGTGGGCGGGACCCACCCAAAAAAAGAAAAATAGGACCACTACATGTTGTGTCTAAGTTATCCACAGGCACTAAAACCTCAAATTAATTCTTTACAGCTATCCAACAATATCCTATAAGAGATATAACTTAACAATTAACAAAAGGAATACAGTTATGCAACCATTAAGAAAAGACCACGTTGACCATTACAAAGAATTCGTAAGAGATGAATTCAGTATTGCGTCAAATCACGTTGAGCAGGAAATCTCACAACAAGCATATGACAAAGTTGATGAGGTCGGAACTCAATTTGCCAAAGAACTGAAATTAGAAAAGTTGATTTCAGAAATGGCAAAAAGAGATAAAGCGTTGAGAGAATTCCAAAGTAAAAAGCAATCTATGGAATATGACTTGCAACGTAAAGCACAGGAAATCGCAGATGAAATATCTGAGGTTTTTAATAATAAAAGAAAGCAACGTAAATGGGATATGTCCTCGGTCAACGTCACTATAAAAGATGACCATGACCCCGTTGACTACATACATAAAAAGATAAAAAAAGCGTGTTATGAGGAAGCAGAAGCCCACGCCAGAGCAAAACATAAATTGTACCATGCACTAGAAGGTAAAAAGAAAAAGTGTATGAATATACTTTATACAGGTAGCCACATTCAACCAACGTTGGTTGAACTGCAAAAAGAAATGGCCACTGCTAACATTACTTTAGATTTGCCAAATTCATTATTAGCCCTTCCACAAGGCAGTAAATAATGGAACTATTAACAATGGGCTATGCTTTAGGCATAGCCCTTGTGGGTGTGTTAGCTTACCTTGGTATCAAGGGAACTAATGAAGCTATTGACTTTCAAAATAGTAAGAGACTTGAAAAAAGTTTTGACCGAGCAAAACAAATGGAGTTTGATTTTATGGAATAGTCGTTAAGCTATAACCACTACATGTAGTATGTCCTATATGTAGTGGGTGAAATAAACCTTGACACAAAATGTAGAGGGGAGAGCATGTGGGCGGGACCCACCCGAGAGGGGACCCTGAAGGAACTATATCGGAACTCAAACGTTTGCTTATTAAGTCGTTGGGGGTTTAATTTATAGGGGTCCCAAGTCTACCCTTTAGTGTTTGTTTTACTCAGCTTTACGTGTAGAATACTTTATCACCCATATTTAAATATATGCTAACAATAGAAAAAATAAATAAAATCGCTGATCCTGTTGAAAGAAGAAAGTTAAAGATACAGATCATTCAACGAAGTAAAGCAAAACAATTGAAGAAAGTCCGTACGGATTTTTTATCTTTTGTAAAGCACATGTGGCCAGATTTTATAGAGGGGTCCCATCATTCGACCATAGCAGATAAATTTAATAGATTAGCAACAGGTGAATTAAAACGTTTAATTATAAACATGCCCCCCGGCATACTAAATCTGAATTTGCTTCCTTCTTTCTTCCTGCATGGATGATTGGAAAAAACCCTAAGTTAAAAATCATTCAAGCAACTCACACTGCAGAACTTGCAGTGAACTTTGGTCGTAAAGCAAAGCACTTAATTGACTCCGAAGATTATCAAAATATTTTTCAAACGAGATTGCAAGAAGACTCTAAAGCCGCGGGCCGTTGGAATACATCCGATGGGGGTGAATATTTTGCAGTGGGTGTCCAAGGTGCGGTGACCGGTAGAGGTGCTGATCTACTCATCATTGATGATCCTCATTCAGAGCAAGATGTAAACTCACCTAATGCATTTGAGAAAGCATATGAGTGGTATACCAGTGGACCGCGGCAAAGGCTTCAACCTGGAGGAATTATTGTTTTGGTTATGACACGTTGGTCAACAAAAGATTTAACACAAAAATTAGTAAATGCACAAAAGGAAGAGAAAGCAGATCAATGGGAGGTAGTAGAGTTCCCTGCAGTTTTACCTAATGGCAAACCGGTCTGGCCTGAATATTGGAAGATCGAGGACCTCGAATCTGTAAAAGCTTCAGCAGGTATCGCGAAATGGAATGCACAGTACATGCAGGATCCAACAAGTGAAGAAGGAGCTCTAATTAAAAGAGAGTGGTGGAAAGATTGGGAACATGATGAGATGCCAAAAATTGAACATATTATTCAAAGCTATGATACTGCTTATTTAAAAAAGAAACTGCCGACTATAGTGCTATAACCACCTGGGGTGTTTTTCGTCCCAATGAAGACGCACCGCGGCAATTAATATTATTAGATTCTTATAAAGCAAGATTAGAGTTTCCAGAACTGCGTCGTGTCGCCAAAGAACATTATGATTACTGGCATCCTGAAACAGTTATTATTGAAGCCAAAGCTTCGGGACTACCTTTAATGTATGAACTTAGACAAATGGGAATTCCAGCAATGAACTACACACCGTCTAAAGGACAAGATAAAATTGCTAGAGTTAATGCAGTCTCTCCTATGTTTGAGGCGGGACAAGTTTGGGCACCTTTGCATAAACAATTTGCTCAAGAGATGGTAGAAGAATGTGCAGCTTTTCCTTACGGCGATCACGATGATTTAGTTGACTCCATGACCCAAGCTCTGTTAAGATACAGACAGGGTGGATTATTAGATCATCCCGAAGATTATAAGGATGAGATACAACCAAAACGAAAAAGAAGTATTATTGGTAATGAAAGAAATAAACCATGCAGCTATTATGTGGAATAAAACTGGATTAGAGTACTGGAAGAAGGTATGGTATGAACTTGTAAAAAAATTTGCTAATGAAAAAAAACCCAACTCTCACTAAAAATATGTTGAACGTCAAATGGGATCAAATCCCACCATTAAGTGGCCCTGAGCCTAGAGGCTTGATTAATGAAACAAAACAAGCTAAACAAAGCAATAGCGTTTCACAATTGGAGAAAATAAATGGCAGATATAGACAAAGCATTAAACGAAGTTAGAACTTCGGTTGAAATACCAGGGCCCGAGGAACAAGTCGAGGTTACTGAGGAAATTCAAGAATCAATACCTGATGAGGGTGACACAGAGATTACACCTACAGAAGATGGCGGTGTTGAAATTAATTTTGAACCTGGAGCCTATAACCAAGCACAGAGTGAAAACCACTTTGACAACTTAGCAGAGTTACTACCAGAGGATGTTTTAGGTCCTCTAGGTTCAGAATTAAATTCAAATTACATGGACTACAAAGAGTCTCGTAAAGAATGGGAACACACTTACATTACAGGCTTAGATTTATTAGGATTTAAATACGAAGATAGAACAGAACCTTTCTCAGGTGCAGCAGGTGCAACTCACCCAGTTCTTGCAGAAGCGGTTACACAATTTCAAGCCTTGGCTTACAAAGAATTACTCCCGGCCGACGGACCGGTAAGAACACAAATTATCGGTGTGCCCACTCCTGAAAAAGAAATGCAATCAGAGAGAGTTAAAGAATATATGAACTGGCAATTAATGGACCAGATGAAAGAATACGAACCTGAGTTTGATCAGATGTTATTTTATTTACCTCTTGCAGGTTCTGCTTTTAAAAAAATTTACTATGATGCTTTATTAGGTAGAGCCGTTTCAAAATTTGTACCTGCTGAAGATTTAGTGGTACCCTATTCTGCAACTTCGTTAGAAGATGCAACAGCAGTAATTCATGTTGTTAAAACTTCTCAAAACGATTTAAGAAAACAACAAGTTAATGGTTTCTACAGGGATATAGAATTAGGGGAACCTGCAGATGTAGAATCTGAGCTAGATAAAAAAGAAAGAGAGTTAGAGGGAATACAAAAAACTAAAAACGAAGACCTCTATAATATTTTAGAATTTCATATGGATTTAGATCTAGAAGGTTTTGAAGATAGAGATGATGAAGGTGAATTTACAGGAATCAAACTTCCTTACATTGTAACTATCGAAGAAGCAACTCGTGAAGTTTTATCTATCAGAAGAAACTATGAACCCGCTGATCCTTTAAGAAAAAATTTCTTATTTTGTACATTTCAAATTTTTACCCGGCCTAGGTTTTTATGGCTTTGGTTTAATCCATATGATTGGTGGACTAAGCAGAACTGCAACAGCAGCTCTTAGATCATTACTTGATGCAGGAACTTTATCTAACTTACCCGCAGGTTTTAAAATGCGAGGAATTAGAATTAGAGATGACGCGCAAGCGATTGCTCCCGGCGAATTTAGAGATGTGGATGCTCCAGGTGGAAATATAAAAGATGCCTTTATGGCACTTCCATTTAAAGAACCTTCTCAAACTCTATTACAACTAATGGGGGTCGTAGTATCGGCTGGACAGCGTTTCGCGTCTATCGCCGATCTTCAAGTAGGTGATGGGAACCAGCAAGCAGCAGTGGGTACGACCGTAGCGCTTCTGGAAAGAGGAAGCAGAACAATGTCCGCGATTCATAAAAGAATTTATGTGAGTCTTAAACATGAGTTCAAAATGCTAGGTAGAATATTTAAAACATATTTACCAGCAGAATATCCTTACGATGTTGTAGGAGGAACCCGACAAATTAAACAACAAGATTTTGATGACAAGATAGATATTTTACCAATAGCGGATCCTAATATTTTTTCTCAGTCTCAAAGAATATCAATTGCTCAAGCTGAGTTACAACTAGCACAATCAAATCCGCAAATGCATAATATGTATAATGCGTACCGTGCAATGTATGAAGCATTAGGTGTAAAAAATATTGATACTATTTTAGTTCAACCCGAAAAACCAACACCGATGGATCCTGCTGTAGAAGCAATTCAATCGTTGGGAGGAAAATCTTTCCAAGCTTTTAAAGGACAAGACCATAGAGCTCACATTACCGCTCACTTAAACTTTATGTCTTCTTCAATGGCTAGAGGAAATCCACAGATTACAGCTTCAATGCAAAAAAATATCTTTGAACATATTAGTTTGATGGCATTAGAACAAGTTGAAGTAGAGTTTCAAGAACAAATTATGCAGATGCAACAAATACAACAGATGATGCAACAAAATCCTCAAATGCAACAAGATCCAATGATACAACAACAGATCATGGGCCTAACGATGCAGATTGAAGCTAGAAAATCTGTATTGATTGCAGAAATGTTTGAAGATTTTGCTAAAGAAGAGCAACAAATGTTAGGTGAATACTCAAATGATCCTATTGCTAAGTTAAAAGCAAGAGAATTGGACATCAGAGCTAAGGATGATTTTGTAAAAGCACAGCAAGCTCAAGAAAAAATCAACTTGGATAGAATGAAAGCCATGATGAACCAAGAAAACAAGGAAGATAAGTTGGAACAAAACGAAGATTTAGCAGAATTACGTGCTGCAACGTCTATCGCTAAACAAGAACTAGCTAATCGAAGCAAAGAGAACGATTTTGGTAGAAATTTTAATAAAAAATAAGTATAAACACATTAAGGAGAAAATATGGCTATAACAAAAAACAAAACAACAGCAGATGGATCTAAAGAAATCGCAACTCCAGAAGTTAGAACTGAAATCGATCCTAGATCTAAGATTCTTACTAACCAAGAGAGCCCTTACAACAGAATAGCTGTTGGGGACGAAGTGGACGTTAGAGGAACTAAAAGAATGCTGAAATCTAAAAGTAAAAAAGCTACTTGGTACTAACATGTGGTTCTCGGCAATTAAATTAGCCGTTTCTGCAGGCTCACACATTTACAAAAATAAGCAACAGACAAAAATGCTTATGTCGGATGCTGCTATGAAACATGCTCAGAAAATGAGTACGGGAGAATTAGAGTATTCTGGAAAATTACTAGAAGCGAGACAATCAGACTGGAAAGATGAATTTATTTTAGTTTTATTGTCGATTCCGATTGTAATGTTAGGCTATTCTGTATGGTCAGATAATCCTGTACATATGGAGAAAATGGAGTTATTCTTTTTTCACTTTGGAAATTTACCGTTTTGGTACCAAACAATTTTTGTAGGGGTCATTGCATCTGTCTATGGACTTAAAGCAACAGATCTGATAAAAAGAAATAACTTAGGAGAATAATTATGGCCAATAGACATTTTAATAAACAAACTACAAATACTAGAAAAGCTTTAGCAAAAGGTGGACCAGCTGAAAAAGGTGGACGAGCTGAAAAACTTGATATACTAAAAGAATTAAAAGAAAGTCAAAACTACAACAACTACACGTCCTAAACCTCCTAAAAATTAAAGGGAAATAACTT